ATTGTATCTTAGTGGTAGTGGTGGAAATATACCATTAAGAATAAATACAAATGGTGGTACTGCAGCAATAATAACAGGTAGTGTTACCATTACCGGCTCATTAAACTTAAACGGACAAACTGGATTTGCATCATTAGAAAGTAACACATTCACTAATACACAAATAGTAAGTAGTAGTATCTATATAGCACCAAATAATAATAGTAATCAATTATATTTACCATCGGGCTCTAATAAACAAACAGGATTAGCAACTTTAGATGGTGGTACGCCGGCATCAGTAGTAGTATCAAATTCACAAGCAACTGCGAATTCAATTATAATGTTAACTAAACAAAGTAATGCAACTCCGGCATCAGTATCTATATCATCAAAAGGTAGTGCAACATTTACAATTACTTCAAATGTTAATGGTGATGCAGATAGTGTAGCTTTTATGATTATAAATCCATCGTAATATGAACGAAGATACAATACTATATGAAGTAATGCTAGAATTAGCAGAGGAAGAAAATGAGGATTTGAAGTACGAAATGGAGTCCTTATACGGCTACATTGAGTATTTGCACAATAAAAACAAACAATTATATAGGGAATATAATAACTTATTAGACACAAACAAAAGATTAAATTAATTAAAAAACAAAAAAAAATAACTTATTGTTATTTATATTAAATCATACAAAATATGAACTCAAAACAAGTATTAAGTAAAATAGCAAAGATGTTGAATTTAACTGAGGAAGTCCAATTCACAGATGCTAAAGATGCAAAAGGAAACATTTTACAATCTCCAACATTTGATGTAGGTGAGGGTGTAGAAGTAGTAAGTGAAGATGGAACTAAAACTCCAGCACCAGACGGTGAACACCAAATTAGTTTAAAAGATTCAGAGGGTAATGAAGTCCTAATCAGAATCGAAACTAAAGATGGTAAAATTGTAGAAAGAGCAAATGTTGAAATGGAAGAAGCACCTGAAACCGATATGGAAGATGAGATGCCGATGCCAACTGAGGAAGTAGCAATGGCTGATGAAACGGCTAAGCAATTACCAAACACAACAAGTTCTGATGATTCAAATGAAATGCCTGAGCCGGATACAGAAAAGCCGTTGATAGCATTAGATGATTTGAGTTATAGAATTTCTGAGTTAGAAAAGAAAATTCAAAAGATGGAAGAAGCAGCAGAAGAAATGATGTATCCAAAAGAAAAGGAAAAAATGGAAGAAGTGGATGTTCCTAAGTTAGATGGTGCACCAATCGAAGAAAACTCTACAAACTTATCAGCATTGTATCAAAGTAAAAGTAAAAACAAAGTAGGAAGCTCACAAAATAGTTTCTTATCAAAATTATATAATTAAAAATAAAATCATTAACAAATGAAACAAATTCAAAAATTCGGTCAACCTACGATTACATCAACAACGTACGCAGGTGAGAGCGCAGGACAATTTATAGCGGCGGCTTTATTGTCAGCAAGAACACTGGATAACAAATTAGTTACTATCATGCCAAACGTGAAGTACAAAAGCGTTATTCAAAAAATCGCAGTAGCAAACATCGTAAATGATGGTGCTTGTGATTTCGCAACATCAGGTGCAGTTACATTAACTGAACAAGTTATCACTCCAAAAGAATTACAAGTTAACTTAGAATTATGTAAGGCAAACTTCGTAGCAAGTTGGGAAGCATTATCTTTAGGTTTTTCAGCTTTTGATGAAATTCCAAAATCATTTACAGATTATTTAATTTCTTATGTAGGTGGAAACGTAGCTCAGGCAACTGAAACAGCTATTTGGCAAGGAACTTCATCAAATGGTTCTTTCTTAGGTTTCCAATCAATCCTTTCAGCTTCAGTAGCAGCATCAACTGGTGTTATCGCAGCAGGAACAGGATTTGAATTATCTGGTAGTATTACAGCAGCAAACGTTGTAACTAAATTAACAGCAGTTCAAACAGCTATCCCTAACTCAGTTTACGGAAAAGAAGATTTAGTTATCTACATCGGTTCTGGCGTAGCAAAAGCATACCAAACAGCAATGAGTGGTAATGGTAGTGGTGGATTAGGTGCAAACGGATTTAACAATCAAATGAATATCGGTGAAAAAGAATTAAACTTCCAAGGTATTCCTTTAGCATTATGTCCAGGTTTAGGTGACAACAAAATTGTAGCAGCTCAAAAAAGTAATTTATTTTTCGGGACAGGATTGTTATCAGATTATAATACAGTAAAAGTATTAGACATGGCTGATATCGATGGTTCACAAAATTTTAGAATTATAATGAGATATACTGCAGGTGTACAAGTTGGAATTTTAGGTGATATCGTTTACTACGGCGCTTACGCATAATAGTAATCAAACAATATTAAGGGGTGAGGAGTATCGTAGAAAAAGAAACTCACCCTTTTAACAAAACAAAATAAAAACGAAAACTTATGGCATGTAATTTATCAGCAGGAAGATTAGAAGTCTGCAAGGAAAGTATCGGTGGTATACAAGGTGTATACTTTATTAACTACACAACATCATCATTTACAACTGATGCAAATGGGTTATTAACAGCCGTACCTTCAGGTTCTGTCTTATATGCATATCAACTTAAGGGTTCGTCCGCTTATACAGAAACAGTAACTACGAGTAGAAACAATGGTACAACTTTCTTTTCACAGGCTTTAACGCTTAACTTAAAGAAATTAACTAACGAAATGACGACTCAACTTAAAACGATGAGTTATGGTCGCCCGCAAGTTATTGTTTGGACTAATAATGGAGATGCATTATTATTAGGTAAAACATTAGGATGTGATGTAACGGCAGGTAGTATTCAAACAGGAGGAGCATTGGGAGACCTTTATGGTTATTCAATTACTTTAACTGGAATGGAACAATTACCAGCAGCTTTTTTATCAGGCTCTACAACAACTAATGCATTAGCAGGATTAACTGCAAACTATACAATAGTAACAGGCTCAGCGGCTTAAACCTTTTTAAAAATATTTAATAGCTATTCACTATATGTGGGTAGCTATTTCTATGTCATAACTATTTTTAATTTGATATTGTTATTTATAGGACACACTAATTACATACTAAATACAACGTAATGTTATCATATTTCATTTCTCAGAGTAATCAATACAGCATTAGAACAGATGATACTGCTTCAAATCAGTTTACAATGTCTTTACAGAATATGATTACACAAAATAATACAACTGCAAGTTTAACTTCGGTAGCATTTACTCCTTATGAAAACCTATTAGCATTTACAGCTAGTATTAGTGGAGCGATTACAGCGGGACAATATAGAGTAAAAATATTAAATAGTGGAAGTTCGCTTCCAATCTATCATGGTAGTTTACAAGTATACGCATCAGAATCAATTGATAAATCGGTTTATGAAAATAAAAATACTCAATATATTTCTAATGTAAGTACTAACACATACACAGAATACATCATACAATAAAATAAAATGGAATTAAACAAAAAACATAGTCAGAACTTTTCAATAGTTAACTTAGGACAACAAGATGTTCCTTATGTGAATGAAGATGTCAAAAGCAGAACTCAATGGGTTCAAGTTGGTATAAAATTAATAGATGATTTCTTTTTTCAATTAAATTCAGCTTACAATACCTCTACAACTAATGCAGCGTGTATTGAAGGTATAGCAGATTTGATATATGGAAAAGGATTATACACTAAGAATGAAAGTTTTAGTGAAACATTAAAACAAATTATACCACAAGAGGAATTAAAAAAAGGTGTATTTGATTTAAAATTATTTGGTAATGCAACATTTCAGGTAGTTTGGAACAAGGAACATACTAAAATTGTTAAGTTCTATCACGCTCCTGTTCAGAATTTCAGAGCAGAGAAGTTAAGAGGTATACCTAAAGTAGAAAATTATTATTATTGTATTGATTGGTTTGATGCAAAAGCTATAAGAAATAAAAAGAAGATACCTGCATTTGGAACATCTAATGAGCAAACTGAATTATTGTGGATTAAGAATTATTCACCAGGTCATTTCTATTATTCACTACCCGATTGGTTCTCAGGATTACAATTTAGTGAAGTAGAAGCAGAATTAAGTAATTTACATATCAATAATATTCAGAATGGTTTCTTACCAATGGTTATGATTAACTTTAACAATGGAGTTCCAGCACCTGAGGAAAGAGAAACAATAGAGGGATTAATAGGGGCTAAATTTACAGGTACTCGTAACGCAGGTAGGTTTATGACTACATTCAATGATGACCCAACTACGAAACCAACAGTTGATGTAATTCAGATTGATAACTTACATGAAAAGTTTGAATACGCAGC